TGTTGGTGTGGGCGTAGGTGCCGGTGTTGATGCTGGTTCGGGAGTAGGTGTGGGTGTGGGTGTTGGTGCAGTTGCTCCAGATATTTGAGTTGTAGAAGTTGTTGCAGTATCTTCTGTGGTTGTAGTTGCAGTGGTTGTACTTGTTTGTGTAGATGTAGACGTGGCAGTAGATGTAGTGGTATTTACAATTAACCCACCAGTTGTACCACTACGGATAGATTTTGCTTCTCTTGTGAATGTGCCAACACAATTGACGACCTTGAGAACTTCCTCTCTTGGTGGCAGTCGTTTAATGCTCATGATAGGTTTAATCTTAGCATTGATACCAGTTTTTGAAAGAACAAATAGTTCTGGAAGTCGATTGTATGGAATTTGTTTTAGAATTTCAACGGCAATAACTCTACCATCATCTTCACTGATAACAGGTCTAAGATCTGTTCCTGCAAAACTATCACCTTGTTCATATCCAGATCCAGGATCTTCAATTACAACATCAGTAATATAGAAGTCAGGAATCTGATCATCTATATCATCAACTTCATATCCATTGACGGGATAGTTTTCACCCTCAGAGATCATTACAATCTTAGTAATTTGTCCATAAGTAGGAGACTTTATGTTTCTATCAATTTCTGCTCTACCATATGCACCATATCCTTGATCGCAACTATCAGTAAAAGCAACTAAGGGAGCTTCTGTATATCCTCTACCAGGATTAGTAATGTTTACACCAACAATACTCGCAGTCTTTGTGACCGTTCCAAATATATCATCCTTATCAATCTTGTTGACAAAGTTTCCAAGAATTGCCTGACCGAATGCACCAGATCCATCTCTGCCACCGAAAATTTCAACAGTTGGTGCTCCACATTTGAATACGTTACCTGTGTAGCAGTTATCTCCACCAATTCCTTGATCTCCTGCTTCACTGACTTTTGATCCAAAGATAGACCACTGTCCGTATTGCTGTTCAAAGTCAGACAATAAACTAGGAACACCTTCTGCTAGAGCATCATCTGCTCTCTCTAGTTGTTCATTTGCAGCAGTTGCCGCTTCCATCGCAGCATCAAGGAAAGTTTGACTCTCTTGATCGTCACGATCCTTTCTGAGTCCTTGATCTTTTACGTACTTATGACTTGCAGTCTTTCTCTTTGGAGGAGAGCACTGGAACAGGCTCTTAACTTTACCAATAAAATCAATGCCGCCTTGAATGAATGACTTGATATTAAATACCAATCCAAGAGGTGATAAAATACTAGTAAGGGGACCGAGAAGAGGACCAAGAATACTATCAACCATATTAGTAATCTTGCCAGCCATAGCACCAATGAATTGCTGAACAGCACACACAGGTGCGTTGAGCATATTCTTTGTTGCCGCAGTCAACATATCACCAATAACACCAAACATGGCATCAGTAACTTTAGAGGTTACACATTCTGCTGCTTTGAATAGTGCTGTAGCAGGACCAACGGCAGCATTATCTGCTGCGATTGATGCCGCAAGTGCCGCTGGTGCTGGTAATGTAGAGAAGAAAAATTGTGATAGTCTCTTTAGTCCACTATTAATAAACTTTACTAGTCCCTTTTGTACGGCATTACCGATCTGCCCAATGAATTGTTGAGATGCATCACTAATCTTTCTCGTAACATTAGAAATTTCTGCACCAATATCAAGAATAGTGTTTCCAAACTTTTCTACTTCGGTGACAAATTTTAGATGATTCTTTAATTGAGTCTCAACCTTATCAACAAATGAACTCTTAACTGGATCAGGTAGAACCATAATCTCACCAGAAGTGAGAGATGCTTTCCTTACATCCAGAGAACCCTGAGCAACTTGTTTGTATGATTTTCGTCTTTTCTCTAATTCTTTAAATTCCTCAGGAGTTAAGTTATTAAGTTCATCTTCAGTCGTAGGAATGATATCACCAAGTTGATCAGGAAAAGTTTTTTTAACATTATCAATTATACTACTTAATTCAGGTGGATTATCTTGAATCAGATTCGTAAAATAATCAAGTTGTTCCGCATTCAGAGCATTAGGAACAGGTGAGCTACCAGAAACAATGGGTTCCGTCTCACTGGTTTCTGGTTTAACCGGTACACCTTCTCCTCTTTTCCGAGCATTATTTTCTTCATTTTGCTGTTCAAGAAGACCTTTTGCTTCAGCAGCTTTCAGTGCAGCATCTTCTCGGGCAAGAGTTGCTTCTAATGATTGATCTGCGGGGTTACTTGATGTCATTCCTTAATATAATCCTCCATTTTTTTATTTATCAGAACTCTAGAGCATCTTCAAGACCAGAGCGATCTCCTGCCTTTGCTCTAGCAAGTTCTGCATCTAATTCTGTATCCAAATCACTCTGACTAACACCAAGTTTTTGATTGATTGATTTCTCTTCATCAATATATCCTTGAATTTCTTCAGGAGTAAATCCATTCATATCAAACTTTTGAGCACCCGGTGGTGTTGGTAATGCATTGAGTTGTGCTATTTGATTGGGATCAATTCCCAATATTTGCCTCATGGGAGGAGCAGGCACAGCTTTACCTTTTCCAGACCCAGTGTTATTATCTTTCTCTCTTAGTCGTGGTGTGGCAGGACTATCCTGCTCATTAAACTCCTGGCGTTCTGCCATTCCAGGTTTTAAGTTTTCTGTAAATCCAGAACCTACACCAAATTTTCCACCACTATCAATCTTACCTTTTGTCGGTGGTAAGACACCAGTAATTACAGGGAAATTCTGATCTGGTGCCATGTAAATTCCATACACCATATCATTCTGTGTAATCTTCACAGACTTCATTCTGCCACCGGCACCACTTCCATCGGTGACACCCATCATCACAGATGCATATGGAAGTTGATCATTAGGAACATTATCATTCTCGGAAAAAGTTCCTTGAATACGAACTTTATATCTCCATCCCCAACCAAAACCCTGAGACTGCATCTTCTGATCGGTAATTTCAACGACCTTACCAATCCAATCTCCGTATGTAGTTCTATCAGAATCCTTCATTAGTCTTTGCTAGTATGCTTTCCGTAAGTGTCACGAACTAATGTCATAGAAGTGTATGACTTATTAGTATCAAAGTGATGGCACAGATGTAATATTAAGTATTTACCACTCTGTTGCTCATCAGCGAATCCAAGTTCTTTATCTTCACTCATCGATTCAATTTCAACATTAATGATGTCACCTGCACGAAGAGATGCATTACAAGGAACTTGAATATTCATAATCTGACTATGAAGTAGATTATACCTCATAACAGACTTTGCTTGCCACTCTCTAGGATCATTATTAACACCTTCACTAACATAAGAGTCAAGACTACCAACATCTAAAGTGTGGCGATTAGTCTTTGTAAAACTCTTGACATCTTTTGCGAAAGGAACTTCACCACCCAATGTTTTCTTTGGTTTGCCAGATTTTCCAATATTGAATACAAGTTCTTGATATTGAAATGTTCTAGGATCAAAGAAGATATTTCTACTGATGTAAGTTCCAGACTTCAAAGCATCCAGAACATCCTGATCCTTTTTTGTTCTAGGTGCAGAAACAATTTTGAAATCATTATTATCATTATCAGTTCCAGACTTCAAAGCACCAGAGAATGTATAAGTCTCTTTTGGTTCTTGTGCAAGTAATCCATCAATAGAACGATAGTTATATCCATCCTGAGTTTGATAGAAAAAATATCCAGGATCACCCGATACAGGAATAGACCGCTTACACATATCAAGAACGATATTCAAAACTCCTCGACCCTTTCCAAGAAAATTATATCCATTTCTAGTTGGATCAATGGTAATTTCACTATCACTAAGTCCCAACTCCTCAGTAAGAATCTTCTTTACGTTGTCACTTATTCTTCCAGTATATTTTTTAAAGTTAGGAACTTCAGAGTTTTTAACTTCAGTTGGACCCGTCAGTGATAGTAATACGGTCTGTCTATTCGCTTCTTGATCAAGAATAGGTGCCTTGCTCACCTTAAATGGTGTTTTCTTGTAGTCAACCTTACCATACTTTGTCTCTATCATAACACTGACTTCTTCAAGTCCAGTGATAGGAAGACCATCTTTAATTCCTACTTTTTTCTGACCTCTCTTATCATCGACAGATCCACCAGCGTCAAGAAATACCATATTAGCAGTGACTACAGGAGAATATAAACTCTCAAAGTAATCAAATCTAATGGTCTTTGCCTTTAGATCTACTACTTTATCTTCTTTTTTGATTTCTAGCGTCGTATAAAGTGACGCTGCTGATGCGCTTGCCATTTATTTACTGATATACCGGGACTGGAACAACTTTTTCGACGATCTGTCTTTGAACAATTACAGTTCTTTTTCCGCCAGATCTACCTTTATTTAACTCAGGAATAACTCTCTTTGCTCCAACAAATTCTGGACCACTACCAGTTCCCTCTTTACTACCATAAGATTTATGAGCTGGTTTTCCAGAACTATCGCCTGTTCCGCCATGAATACTCTCAATGTGCATATGAACTGGGTGACCATGATCACCAGGTCCAAGTCGATCATTCTTAGTGTAACTATGTGCCTGACCATAGAAAGCACCCCAACTATCATGAATCAACATTTTGATTCCTAGTTTCTTTCTGTCTTTATACAAGTCATCCAGAACAGATCTATATCTTGCTTTAGAATCCTCTAAAGATCCTCGCCAGTCAGTTACATCAAGTGCTCTACCATCATAGTGACCAGCACCTTTGTGAACATTAGAAACGTATCCCTTTCCGGGAGTATATCTTCCACCAGAAGTGTCTTTTGTAAAGTCTGGGTGCTCAGAAACAGCGAATCCTGCTGCACCTAAATTTTTACCAATTTCAATAATACTTTTACTGGTTCCAGCCGCAAATCCTGAAGAATCATCAGTATAAGTTGCTGATCGTTCACTCTCCCTAGTGCTACGACCACTAGAATTAAGATCAGTCGGTTGATCTCCTGATTGAGTATCTCTTGCACCTAAACCACCTGATTGATCTGCAACACTAGTTGACGATACACCTTCAATCTCTATTGTCTCGCCTTCTTTAGTTTTTTTACCTTGTAAATTATCACGGAAAGCATTAATTACCAAGTCAACAAGAGGTTTTACAGTCTTTATAAAACCACCAATCAAAGTATCCTCTCCGGCGATTTTATCAATCTCCGACTGAGCGTCACCGAGCATCTTATCAACTCGTTCTTTATCATTCGCATATTCATCATTATTAAAATCACCAGTGAAGAACGCATATATCAGTCTGAAACCACTCACTATGTTCTGAACTATTTCACTAATAGTGTTCAAAACATTCATAGAAACTTCAAAGATTTTTTCTGCGGCATTAACCAATATGCCTACAAGAATCAATCCACCAGCTTGCAGAACTTTATCAAAGAAATTTCCTGCTGATATCTTTTTAGGTTTATCTTCTTTCTTTGGTTTCTGTATTTTTTTAGTTCTCTTTTCTAGTGCTTTTTCTTCTTCTTCCTGCAGTCTTTTCTCTTCCAGTCTTTCTCTAGTGAACTGTTTCTTTTTTTCTAGTTCTTGTACTTTCTTGCTTCCATCTAAGACAATACTTTTAAGATTTTGTGCAGTGATCTTTACACTTTTGACTTGACTAATCATATCAAATCATCCCTAATATTTCAGGAGTTTTCGACATATATGCATTACCAATGTTTACAGGATCAATAATCTCAACTTCATTAGATCTAGGAGATGGAGGAGTTGGAATCTCTGGTGCAGGTGCCTTAATTGGAGGTAGATCCATAGTGATGAACTCAATACCACCTTCATCAGACCCAATAGTCTTTATTAATTCTTTCGTTCTAGTAGAATGCTGCATTGTTCCAGCAATGTCTGGTTGGAAAAGTTCTGGTCCATTCTCACCGACCATGTAGGTCAATCCTTTCGACATGGAACCACCAACTTTTCTCTCCATAATACCAGGAATCTGATCCACATATTTCTGATAGATTGCTGCTTTTTGTTCTGTTGCCTTATCTTTATCTGCTTTATTAGAATATGCTGAACCAGCGCCCCTACCACCCGTTTTTATTCCAGACGCTTCTGTTTTAACTGCATTTCTTTCTTCCCTCATCTTATCTCTTAACGCATCAAGTTCTGCCTTCTTGGCCATCACCCTTTTTCTAACTTCTAGCTGCTCCTCAGTCATTTTGCCTGTACGACGCCCTCTGGCATTAGTTGGCAGTTGTCCAGTTTTAGTCAAACCAGCTTCTGCTAGCTCTTCATTTAGTTTATCATGTGCTTCACTAAATTCTCTTCCTCCAGTTCCACCCATACCAAAGAAACCTTCATCTCTTACCTTATCAGCTGCTGCTTTAACAGCAACACCAGCAAGGACAAGACCACCAGCAATCAATGCCGCCTTTGCAATTAACGGCAATAACGGCACCATGACACCTAAGAGTGGTGAGAGTAAAGGAAATAGACCAGCAAAAGTACCAACAATACCACCAACAAAACCAAGTAAAGGTAAGGCAAGGAAAACACCGATACCTGCAAGAACCCACTTCCAATGTTCTTTGAGTACATCAAATATACCCATCAATTTCTGTTGATTCTCTGGATCCTGCAACCATGTAAGTGCTGCATTAGCAAGAATTCCAGCACCAACAGTAAGTGCAAAGGATTTAAGTCTTTCAAAAATACCCTGAACAGGTTTCATTACTGCACTAGCAGTCGAAGTAATCTTCTCACTAACTTTATTTCTAGTCTTCTCAAGGAAAGACTCTTCCTTCTTTACTTTCTTTTTCTGTCTCTCTGCACTTTGATCTTTTGCTTCTTCTTGCTCATTAGAAATTCTATTTGCAAAATCAAGGGCAAGAGCAGATCCAATATCTGTAAGAATATTATTAACTTCCGACAGAGATTCGTTTACCTTTGTTCTATTCTGCTGCTGTAATTTTAATATATTTTTTGTTATCGTTATCTTCTTTTCATTGGTTGCAACTCTATTCTCTAGAGCAACAATATCATCTACTCGATCAACATTAGTCTTAAGTTGATCTGTATCTATATCTAATAACTTACTACTCTGCATCTTTGGAGCAGCAATCGGCGCACTAAAAACTGAGGAAGATATGAGAGACTTCCCAAGTTTCGGTGCTGCTGATCCTAATGGTGAATTAATTGCCACTCTGCTGTTGTGCCTTTAGGTTTTCTTCTTCAATGTGCTGTTTGAGAAGAGTCACATAGACTTCTCTCTCCCATGGCATCATATTTTCTAGTTCTGTTAATGAATATTTATGATGCTGAACCAAAGCAAAGTTAATTTTGTAGTATGACTCAAGATTAGTATGAGCCATACTCAACTGAAAAAAGATGCTAATCCCTCTAAAACTACTTCAGATTCTACCTCTGTGACAGGATTCACTACTTTAAGAGTATGAGATAATTTAGGCATCGTTTCAAAGAATTTTTCAACTTCTTTGAATTGCTTTGTATTCAACTGTTCAATGAACTCATCCAGTTCTTCTTTAGAACAGTCATTTGCTTCCCAACTTTCCTCATCATTATAGATCATATCAATACAAGATGCGAGCATACTCAGAGACTGAGCCACCGCACTATCAGAATCAACTTCAAAGTTATTCTCGACAAACTGTTTGATTGACGGATACCTCAACTTCATTGAAAGAGTATCATCTAGTTTGACGGTATCTTTATGACCTCTGGTTTTTTTAACCTTAATATCGTCAAGATTTACCACCATTTCAACGGCAGTCTTACCGTCGTCGGGACAGGTGACACTGACCTCAACACTTTCTCCAACAGATCTAGAACGAACGTTCAAGAAAATGTATTCAATATCAAAAGTAGGAAGTGTATTAATATCGACTCCCTTTGTCAAGACACATTCGCTGAGAATCTCAACAACGGCATCAGTAATTTGCTTACTATCTTCCGACTCAAGTGCTAAAATTAGAATCTTTTCTTCTCTAACAAGAAAAGGTCTGTATTTGATTTTCTTGTTATTAGATGGCAAGACCAACTCATAAGTCGGAGTATTAATCTTTGGTAAAGGCATAACGATTATCAGTTATTAAAAAGGTGTTGCAGCACCACGCTTAAGTATATAGCGGTCATAATTGAAACTTACAGTGACCCTCATCAGATCTGCTGCGCCATATGAAACCGGCATTGGTGAGATTGCTTTGGGGAAAGCATTGATGAATTGATATTGCAATGATCGTCCATAATCTTTTTCAAACTTATGGATATACATCGTATCAATCTTATAGTCATCAGGATATCTGAGTCTTCTGTAAAAACTCTTTTCGGTTTCCTGAACTTCTCCATTTGCACCGCTAGTGATATAATCCATCCACCCTTCAAATATTTTTAGGAGTGTGTAATCACTAGACAGATAGAATGTAAAATCAATATCAGTGTATAGTCTACTATGTGCAAACTCTTGGGACACACCCATAAAGTTGTCCTTGACATCACCAGTTGCTAGAGCACTAGCAGGCAGTGACGCATCGGCACACATAATACCCATCTTACGAGAGATATAATCTTTGGCATTACTAATACCAGTTTCTCTCAGATACTTAATGATAGATTGGTTGAATCCAGCAAAATGAACCTGATATTGATTAGTTAGAGAAAGATCGCCAAATTCTGCTTTGGCGTCGTCCATCGTAATTCTTTGAACTATCGACACTCTAAATACCTATACGCTTTTATATTATTAAGTATTTAGATGTCATATAAGGGAAAATATAGTCCTTCTTATCCAAAGAAATACAAAGGTGATCCAACAAACATTATATACCGTTCTCTCTGGGAACGCAAGTTTATGGTGTATTGTGACTTGAATGAAAATATCTTACAGTGGGGAAGTGAAGAGATTGCTCTCCCATACCGTTCACCCATTGATAACAAGGTTCATAGATACTTTCCTGATTTCTATATCAAGGTGAAAGAATCGAATGGTTCGATCAAAAAGTATATCATAGAGATCAAACCCAAGAAACAATGTATGGAACCAAAGGTCAAAAAGAGAAAGACCAAAGGTTACATCTATGAGGTTTATGAATATGCAAAGAACCAGGCAAAGTGGAAAGCGGCAAGAGAGTTCTGTAAAGACAGAATGTGGGAGTTCAAAGTCTTAACCGAAGAGGAGTTAGGTATTAAATGAACCGCATCAGACCGGTCATAGATGAACTAATTGGTATTGAAGATTCTGACAGTCTGATGTCCGAAGTTCTTGGCATACTTCAAGATACCGCAGTCATACCTGACATCGGAAAGATATACACCTTTCAATATCGTCCAAAAACACCTAACCTACAATACGATGCCAATCCTGTTGTTGCAGTGACTGATTTATTCCGATGGGGATTTCGTGGTATAAACTTTCACTGGGGTGAAGCACGTCAATATACATGGCAAGATGTAGTTGGAACCCTTCACTATGTTGATAATGAAGAACTCAATGATATTCTTGCACTACCAATTCAAAACTTCCGTCTAAATAGTTAAAAAAGGTCGAAAGAATGCCAGGAAAAAGAGGTAGTGGTGTAAAGAATAGGGGTAATAGGGTAGCCGTAAATGCTAGTGGTCCTCAACAGCAAAATGTGAGAGGTAGTGGAGCTAAAAACAAATCTGTTGTAGTAGCAGAGGATCCGGGACCAAAACCAACACCTGCACCATCTACAAAGGATACAAGCACGGGATCAACTATACCTCCTGCAAAAACCGAATCAGTTTCTACTCCCGAAACTAAAACAACAGAAAAGAAACCACCCGCAAAAGCAGAGGCACAAGGTGAATCTGGTGTTCTTAGATATCCAATGGAAGCACTGTCAGATACGACAGATTACTTACAAATAGATATTGTTGAATATAAGAGTGCAAAAGAATTAAGTGGTAGCAATAATAGTATCACTACTGCTGCAGGATCTAGAAGTGTTGCTCAACTTGGTCAATCAAATGCTAGGAAGGGTCTTAAGGGAACAGGATTAGCAACAAAGAGATTGAAGGATAGAGGCACAATTATATTACAGATGCCTTCACAAATTCAAGATGGTAATTCCGCATCATACGGCGAATCTAGACTGAATACTCTTGTGGGTGCAGCTGCAGGAGCAGTTAAGGAGACGATGGTGGAAGCTGGAAACGCAATCGCTAATGCACAAGATCTTGGCGGTGCAATGACAGGAGCTCTTGATGCTACAAAAGGTGCATTGAGTGGACTTGATAATACTAGTGGACTTTTAGAAGGTGGTAAAACCTTCCTTACAAATAAATTAACTGCATCTGCACTCGGAGCACTTGGTGGCAATGTTTCTGCGGCAGATCTACTTGCAAGATCTACAGGTCAAATGTTCAACCCAAATATGGAGTTGTTATTTAATGGACCTACTCTGAGATCTTTTAGATTCTCATTTAAGTTTACACCAAGAAACGCCAAAGAAGCAGAACAAGTAAAGTTAATTATTAGGACTTTTAAGTCCAATATGGCACCAAAAGTAGATCAATCGACTCAGATTTCTGGTAATTCTTTATTCATTAAAACACCGAATGTTTTTGAACTTCGTTATAGAAGAGGCATACAAGATCACCCATTCTTACATAGATTCAAGCAGTGCTTCTTAACCGATGTCTCTGTTAACTACACAAATGAAGGAGTCTATGCAACATATGATGATTCAACCCCAATCTCAATGCAGATGGATTTATCATTCAAAGAAATTGAACCAATTTATAATACTGACTACGAAGATAGCGATGTAGGAGTAGGATTCTAATGGCATATTTCAAAGAGTTTCCAATA